TCTCAATATGGGATCCCGGCTGTCAATCACCGGGAGCTTCTGAGTATGTATTGTGACAATAGACCACTCTATTCGTCAATCGATTCTGGTCCTGAAATGCATATGGATCGTCTAGGCTGGAAGCTTCGAAAGAATTCGAGGTTTGGTTTACAGAGCTTCCTACTCACTCGCTATCGTCTAGAAGAAGATGGCGTTAGGCACCTACCGGCTATGGTCGCTGGTGTCTGTGAGCCCTTTAAAGTACGCCCCGTCACTAAAGGCCCCGCTATTCCGTACTGGTTAGCCGGTTCCTATCAGAAGAGTATACACCGATTTCTCGCGAAGAAGTTTTCCTTTAACTTAGCGGGTAATCCTCTTAAACGTGACGATTTGGAGCGACTACGATCCCTCAGCCCATTCGATGTCCGAGATCCGGATACCGTATGGATTAGTGGAGATTATTCGGGTGCGACAGACAATATTGATATTCGCCTAACTAAGGCCTGTCATGATGTCTGTATGAACTACCTCCGCAATGCGCATGGTCAGCGCAAATGCGGTCCGTTAACGAATAAAATGTCATCGCATGAGATTGATAACCTCATCGGCGTTTTGACCTCCACGATATACGAGCACGACATCTACTATCCTCCGGAATCAACCATTTCTAAGCTACTGAAAGGTGGCTGTTTCCGTCAGGTTAATGGACAGCTTATGGGAAGTCCTACCTCCTTCCCTGGTTTGTGTATAACCAACTTTGTCGTGCCTAAGATGGCAACCTACAACTGGATTAAAAATCCACGTAAGGTCCCGATTTGTGTCAATGGTGACGATATCGAGGAGCCTCTCCACCGATCTATGTGTAAGTGGTGGGATGATGCTGTAGGTGACGCTGGGTTCCATAAGTCTCCTGGGAAGAATTTCCAACATGAGAAATATGTCTTCCTTAATTCCCAGCCTTGGGAATTACTCAAGGACCCGCGTCTTCTGTCATCTTATTCCGGTTCATTCAAATATCGACCTTTCTATAACCAAGGGCTCATGGCTGGTCAGAGCAAAGTTGGTAAAGTCAGTTCGAAAGATGATGGACCGTTTGATAGCCATATGCGTCCTACTTACATGCTTCAGCCTGAAGCTGTAGGTGGAGCTCGGAACCCCGAATTAGCTTGTCGGGAGTTCTTCGCTCGTCATCGAGAGCACCTCGATACAGTCTCGGCCGATGGTTTCTTCAACCTTTTCGGCCCAGGCGAGCATATGGCCCTCTCTATGACCCCAATTCCTTCTCTTGTCTATGTTACTGACATGCAGAAGAGGGTCGCCAGGTATTCTCAGCGTCAAGCGCTTAAAGGACTT